GAAATGAAATTTTGGAAAAAGGTAAAGAAAATCTGGAAGACTAAATGGTTAATTCTAGAAGGAGTATTTAACTATTACTTTACTCGTAAGAAGATTCAGAAGATTGCAAGCTACAGATATGATATATGTAGTACTTGCCCTCTTATTGATCTTAAAGGATCTAAATGCGAGGTACCAGGTACTCAACCTTGTTGCGGGGACTGTGGTTGTTCTCTTAAATATAAAACTTATAGCATGTCTTCATGGTGCCCTCACGGCAGATGGTTTGCTGTTATGACCGAAGAGGAAGAAGATGACTTAAACACTAAACTAGAAAACTATGGCGATAGTATTTAAACCAGAGACCCATAGTTATACTAGTCTAGATCCTAATGAGAATATTACATGGACTAGTGTAACTGGTATTATTTCTAAGTATAAAAAACCATTTGATGCTGATGTCATTGCAGCTAAATCGGTAAAGAATAAGAAAAGCAAATGGTACGGTATGACTGTAGAAGATGTTAAAGAGGCTTGGAAAAATGAATCTCAGAAAGCTGTAAATTTAGGTACGTGGTACCATGCTCAAAGAGAATTAGCTTACACATCTTGTGAAAGTATTGAGCAAGACGGATATACTGTACCTATATTTAAACCTATAGAATTTGATGGAATTAAAAAAGCTCCTGAACAAAAACTAAAAGATGGCATATATCCAGAACATATGATGTATCTTAAAAGTGCGGGGCTATGTGGACAAGCAGATAGAGTAGAAGTAATAAATGGTCTTGTGAATATTTATGACTATAAAACAAATAAAGAAATTAAGACAACCGGTTATACCAACTGGGAAGGAGTTACTGATAAGATGCTTGATCCAATTAATAACTTGGACGATTGTAATCTTAACCACTATAGTCTCCAGTTAAGTTTTTACATGTATATGATTCTTAAACATAATCCTAGATTAAAGCCGGGTAAGATGATTATAGAACATATACTGTTTAAGGAGGCTGGTAGAGATGCGTATGATAATAGGGTAGTTCTATATGACGCATCTGGGGAACCTGTTGTAGATGAAATAGTAAAGTACGAAGTACCTTACCTAAAAACTGAAGTCATAAACATTATTAATAGATTGAAAGATAATGGCACAACTTAACGCTAACATACCCTATATTGAATGCTACATTAGAAATAAGTTTATTTTAGACTCAGAAGGTGTTACATCAGGCTACTTGTTTGGAGTTAAGTCAATGCTTAATAGACCATTACATTTTCATTTTCAAGCAGACTTTGGAGCGGTATTTTGGAATATGCCAATATCAGCATTTGTTAGCAAAGATGATTATGATATTTTAAATGAAGATGAGCAGATTAGACTTTCTTTATTACAATCTTGGGATTGTCAAAGTAATAATATAGCAGTAACTACATTTGCTTTTTTACAAAATAAGGTTGTAGATGTTTTTTGCAGAGATAAGAAATGGAGATCTGGAACTTATATTACTACTATAGATGATTATGATGGTGATTTAAATGAACTAAATCTTGGATACGCTAATCATCAAGATAGCAAATGCTTTCATCTAATAATGTTAGATGACGGGAATTTTTGCGTTCAGCCAAATAACTTATTACGCTGGCATAATCCAGATTTTATAGTACCTTATGATAAAGAGAATCCACCTAAGTTGAAGATATTTAAAAAAGTAATGTCATCAGAAAAAATAGATAGGACTTATGGAAATAGCCCGTACTATTTTTATACAGATGAACAAATTTAAAAGTTATGATTGTTAAATTATTTGATATACAAAATGGTGTGGTTGTTCCAACTGAACACTGTTATACCCTAGAAACACTTAAGAAAATTATGGATGAATATCCAGAAGATCATCTTAAGATCTATCAGTATTTATTCTATATGACTTACCCTAATCCAGATCTAAATCCTTTCTTTAATCTTGCTGAAGATGACAAAGAAGAGATTATATTAGCTGAGATAAATGCAGAGTTTAGTCCCGAGGATGATCATATACCAGGCGCGTTAAAGCTTTGTAGACAATTATATGAAACTCCTACAATGCGAGCGTATAATGGTATTAAACAAATGCTAGATAGATTAGCAAATTATATGGCTACTACAAGTATTACAGATGGTAGAGATGGTAATATTACCGCACTGACTAATACTGCTGCAAAGTTCCAGCAGATTAGAGAGGCTTATAAAGGTGCCTATAAAGATTTACAAGAAGAACAACAAGGTAGGGCTAGAGGAGGAGCCGGGCTCGCTTATGATCAAATGTAATATATCAGACTTTTTTATCTACTATTCTTGCGAAACAGAAGAATGGATGGCTATACCTAGAGATAATTTAAGTACCTTTATGAACAGTTATTCCTTACCTACTAAAGCTAAGGATGTTAACTCACTAATAAAACTTATAGAAGATGGCAAAGCAAAACGTTGAGAAGACTGCTCCTAAAGGAGATATCAAGTTTTCTATTACACTATCGGATGAGCAGAAGAAGGCAAAGGAGTTAATACTTAATGCTCCTTATAATTTTTTGCTAGGTAATGCCGGTTCAGGTAAAACCTTATTGGCTGTACAAGTAGCTCTTGATATGTACTTTAAAAGAAGAGTAAACAAGATTGTTATAACAAGGCCTACTATATCTACTGAAGATAACGGGTTTCTACCTGGATCTGAGAAAGAAAAGATGGAGCCCTGGCTTGTACCTATCAAGTCTAATATGAGAAAGGTTTATGATAAACCGGATATCTTAAATAAACTTGAAGAGCAAGAAGCAATAGAACTTGTATCTCTTACGCACTTTAGAGGTAGGACTTTTGACAACTGTGTATGTATAATAGATGAATTTCAGAATCTTACTAAAGCTCAATTGCAGATGTGCGTAGGTCGTTTAGGTAAAGATTCTATTATGATATTTACTGGAGATCCTCACCAGATAGATTTAAAGTTTAAGAATGAGTCTGCTATACATGATGTACCTAAGTTAGAGAAATCTAAGTGGGTTAATAAAACTATTCTTTATGATAATCACCGTCACGAAGCTCTTAATGAAATACTAAAACTTCTTAATGAGTACTGAAATTAACATACCTACATGGGAAAATGGTGAATGGGGGACTACATCTTTTAGCACAAAGGATGAGTTTAAGGATTTTGTATTCAGTATATTTAAGGAACCTGGTCAGTATAATTTTGACATAACTAGTCAAAAATTTAATGAACAAGCCCGAATTTTTAATAATATAGGTTTCTACTGTAAAGCTCCTCAAGGTACTAAGGATTTTATAGTATACTGGAATGATCAAAAGAATAAATGTCGTCTAGGTGTTATATTTAAAAATAATACCGATACTTGGTATATACCTAGAGACTACTATATGTGGTTAAACTTCTTACCTATCTTTAATAAAGAGACTCAGAGGTTTGGATTTGCTGATGTAAGAGATGCTCAGTATCATATGGCTCTTTATGAATGTCTAGCTGAATTAAATTTTAAACACGTAGCTATACTAAAGAAACGTCAGATTGCATCATCCTATTATCACGCTGGTAAGCTAATTAATCAAATATGGTTTGAGGAAGGTATCACGCTTAAGATGGGGGCTAGCCTTAAAGACTATATCAATGAGAAGGGTACCTGGAAATTTTTAAATGAATATGAGGCTTTCTTAAACAAACATACTGCTTGGTACCGCCCTATGAACCCTAACAAAGTTATGATGTGGCAGCAGAAGATTGAAAGCGTAGACCCGCTAAGCAAGCGTAAATCAGAAGTAGGTCTTAAAGGAGTTATGCAAGGGATGTCATTTGAAAAAGATCCTACTAATGGAGTAGGGGGACCTTGTAAGTACTTCTTTCATGAGGAGGCTGGTATTGCTCCTAAGATGGATACAACATTTGAATATATTCGTCCTGCTATGAAATCAGGATTTATGACTACCGGTATGTTCATTGCTGCGGGGTCTGTCGGAGATTTATCTCAGTGTGAACCTTTAAAGAAAATGATTACACGCCCGGACGCTAATGATATATATGGTGTCGTATCTAATCTAATAGACGAAACAGGTGTAATAGGTACGACTGGTTTATTTATTCCTGAGCAGTGGTCCATGCCTCCTTTTATCGATGAGTATGGTAATTCTAAAGTAGAGGAAGCTCTTGCTGCATTAGATGAACAATTTGCTGAATGGAAAAAAGAATTAGATCCTCAGGAATATCAGTTACGTATTTCTCAGCACCCTAGAAATATTAAAGAGGCTTTTGATTTTAGAACGGTATCTGTATTTCCATCGCATTTAATAAATGCTCAAATAAGAAGAATTGAAGATAGACAGTATGCCGAAGAGCACTTAGATATTTACAGAGATGAGAAAGGGCAACCTGCTGTAAGTCAGACTAATAAGTTTCCAATTAGAGAATTTCCTATTACTAAAAATACTGAAGATAAAACAGGTTGTCTAGTAGTATGGGAAAGACCCGTTAAGGATCCTGAGTTCGGAACTTACTACGCTAGCATTGACCCGGTCGGAGAAGGAAAAACTACAACCTCAGAATCCTTGTGTTCAATCTACATCTATAAAACTGCTATCGAACTCACTAAAAAAGATGTGGATGGTGTGCAAACTTTTATAGAACAAGATAAAATAGTAGCAGCATGGTGTGGACGCTTCGATGATATTAATAAAACACACGAGAGACTAGAACTTATTATAGAGTGGTATAACGCCTGGACTATTGTCGAGAACAATATTCCTCAGTTTATTACCCATATGATTAACAGAAAAAAGCAAAAATATCTGGTTCCTAGACAACAGATATTATTTCTAAAAGATATAGGAGCTAATGCTAACGTGTTTCAAGAATATGGTTGGCGTAATACCGGTACCCTATTTAAAAGTCATATGATAAGTTATGCTTTAGAATTTATAAAAGAAGAACTTCATCAAGAGGTGACTGAAGATGGTAAAGTTGTTAAAAATGTATACGGTATAGAACGTATTCCTGATATCATGCTGATGAAAGAAATGCAGGCATATCGCGAAGGAGTCAACGTCGATAGACTAGTATCATTTGCAGCTTTAGTGGCTTTTGCTAAAGTACAACAGGCAAATAGAGGCTATAAAAAGCGTTATGAGGAGACAGGAGCATCAAAAAACTTGGATAACTCTAATAAATTCAGTAAATTAAATATGAGCCCTTTTCGTCACATTGGCGGAGGAGGTAGTAAATTTGGCGGAATGAAACCCCCAAGAAATCCTTTTAAAAACTTACAATAAGCTATGCAGATATATAATGCGATGCAAGTCAAGGCTGGAGCCAAAGTGGAGTACAACAAAATGGGTACTCTTAATCAGCCTATTCAGTTTATTCCCAGAAAGGAAAAAGATAACGATTGGACTGCCTGGAATTTAGATTGGCTAGAATGGAAAGGTTTACAGCACGTACGCAGAAATGCTCGTAGACTTATGAAAAACTATAAACTTGCTAAAGGTATTATAGATAAAGGTGACTACATAATAGAAGAAGATAACGAGTATGCTGATCTTATTGAGGTATTAACTAAAGAAGATTCAGCAGCACTAGAACTAAAATTCTATCCTATTATTCCTAATGTTATTAATACATTAGTATCTGAGTTTGCTAAACGCAATACAGCTGTTACTTATAAGTCGGTAGATGAGACCTCCTATAACGAAATGATGGAGATGAAGCGTAGTCAAATAGAAGAATCTTTGACTTATATGGCCGAGCAGCAGATGATGATGAAGTTAGCAGAAGACGGAGTAGATGTACAATCTGAAGAGTATCAGCAAATGCTTTCTCCTGAAAATATAAAATCTCTACCAGAGATTCAGGACTTCTTTACAAAATCTTATAAGTCTTTAGTAGAACAATGGGCTTCTCATCAACATGCTGTAGATGTAGAAAGATTTAGAATGGATGAGCTAGAAGAACGGGCCTTCCGCGATATGCTTATTACAGACCGGGAGTTCTGGCACTTTAGAATGCTAGAGGATGATTATGATGTAGAACTATGGAATCCTGTTCTTACTTTTTATCATAAATCTCCTGATGCTCGTTATATATCTCAAGGTCAGTGGGTAGGTAAATACGATATGATGACTGTAGCCGATGTTATAGACCGTTACGGATGGTTAATGACTGAGGATCAGATGAATACGTTAGAGCAAATCTATCCTGTACGTTCTGCTGGTTATCCTATTCAAGGTTATCAAAATGATGGTAGCTATTATGATGGTACTAAGTCTCATGACTGGAATACAAATATGCCATCTTTAGGATATCGTCAGTATACATCTATGTGGGATAATACTCTACGTGGCGGAGATATTGTTAACTGGATTCTTTCAGATAGTGAGGACTGGTACGATATGGGTATGACTAACTTACTACGTGTAACAACAGTATACTGGAAATCACAACGTAAAGTTGGGCATCTTACTAAGATTGATGATATGGGTACCACATTAACAGATATAGTAGATGAATCGTATGTTATAACAGATAAACCTCTTTATAATACAGATCTCTTTAAGAATAAGACAAAAGATAACTTATTATTTGGAGAACACATAGAATGGATTTGGATTAATGAAGTATGGGGCGGAGTTAAAATAGGACCTAATCACCCTACTTACTGGGGTACAAATAATCCCGGTGGTATTAACCCTATCTACTTAGGCATTAACCAAAATCATATTGGACCAATTAAGTTCCAATTTAAAGGTGATGATACTCTCTATGGATGCAAGCTTCCTGTAGAAGGTTCTGTATTCTCAGATCGTAATACAAGATCTACATCTCTTGTAGACTTGATGAAACCATTCCAGATTGGATATAACATTGTAAATAACCAGATTGCTGATATCCTAGTAGATGAATTAGGAACTGTAATCTTACTGGATCAGAATGCCTTACCTAGACACTCTCTAGGAGAGGACTGGGGAAAGAACAACTTAGCTAAAGCATATGTAGCAATGAAGAACTTCCAGATGTTACCATTGGATACTTCTATTAC